GTTTGTACTAACTGTGCCTACTAGCGTTCCATCTTTTCTAAATTCTAATATACCGCCATCTGTGCTATCCCTTCTTAATTCCATAGCTTCAGCACCAGTTTGTCTGACGGCTAAAAATCCGCCTTGACCAAGAGTTATAGTATCTGCATCAAATGCAGTCGTGCCACCAACAACAACATTCCCTCCACCATGCTGTAAAGTTAAATTACCACCGGTGTTATGAAATATTTCAAAATTACCTCTCCTTGCAACAGTAGAAAATGTTGAACCTATATTCTGTAGCGACCCTTGAGGTACACCTCCTTCAGAGAATTTCATACCGCTAAAACTAGTGGCTGTTGGGTGAGTAATTTCTATAAAAGACCCATCTCCTTCTACTGCAAATTTTTCTCCCGGACTTGTAGTACCAATACCAACATTTTTGGAAGTATCAATAAAAATTGCAGCACCGTTGTTTTGACTTATTTGGACAGCGTGATTAGTAAGTGAACCTACTTTAATAAAAGTTTGTGAATTATCTGTACCAATATATGCTGATTTTGTTCCATCATGTGCTTCAAAAAAGTTTGTTGTAGCACCTCTGTTTAATAAAACACCTAAAGCATTCCCGGCAGTACCGCTTCCAATGTGTAAATTTGTGCTAGGACCTGAAGTACCAATACCAATCTTATCATTAGTACCATCAACAAAGAACATATTAGCATCGCCATTAGATTCAATTCTAAAGTCTCTATCATTACTACCATCATTGATAACGATACCTGAAGCATCCATTACCATTTCTTCAGTACCTGCTATATCAAAACGTATTTTATCTTCATCAGTGCTTTCTTCTACTTGAATCTTAGTATCGTTGTCAGCATCTTGGAAAGTTGCAATACTTACATTACTAAATGTTATACATTCTACTTTTGTACCAGTAGGAGGAGCAGCACTAAATGTTAGTGTGCTACCTGAAACTGCATAAGTATCTTTATGTTGGACAACACCATCAATAGTTACAAAGGTTTGATTTTCTGATGTTGGAGTTACACTTAGAGATAATGTAGTATCTGAGCCATCTCCAGTCATAGTATCTATACTTGGAGCTGTACCAATAATACCGCCTTCTAATTGAAAGACTTCGATAACTCTACCATTAACAGGAGCTGTAGCAAATGTTAAAGTAGTACCAGAAACTGAGTAAACATTATCAGCTTGATAAACACCATCAATAAATACAATCAAACCATCTTCACTGGTCATACTTGTAGATAATGTAAAGGCTGTAGTAGAGCCGTCTCCAGCAAAAGTATTTTTAGCAAACGTAGAAGTACTTCCTGCACCACCACCAGCTATAGCACCCCATTCATCTGTATAACCTTCAAACTGTGAAGTAGTTGTGTTATATCTAAATTGACCTGCTTCTGCACTTGGTCTTTGTGCTGTTGTACCTTTTGGTATTAAGATAGCATCAGTGTTTGTACCTAAGTCTACAGAAACTGTTGGACTTGCTTCATTAACACCTATTCTATTATTAGAAGTATCAACTTTTAAAACATTAGTATCTACTGCTAAGTCTCCAGAGAACGTACCAGTAGTCGCTGTGATTCCTGCCGTAATTAAATTAGCAGCAGCATAACCAGTGGCACTTGTATCTACAGTAGCAGCAGGTTCTGTTTGTGTATCTGCAAATAATCTAAAAGTATTATCTGTAGAAGCATCATAATATAGACCTGCATATTTAGTTGTACTTGATTCTACATATTTACCAAAGAATCCAAAGTCACTTGAATTACCTGAGTTGTTATTTAAAAGCCCTGTAAAGTTATCATCAGATACGATTGGACCAGTTTGTGTAGTAGTACCAGATACAGTTAAGTTTCCTGTTACTGTTAAATTATTACCAATAGTTACATTACTTGGTAAGCCAACTGTAACTGTACCAGAACTTTCTGCAACTTCTACTTCGTTGGAAGTTCCTGCAAAAGTTATAGTACCACCTAATGCAGTAGCTGTTGAATTAGAACCATCACTTACAGTAATTGAAGAGTTGGCAAGTTTAGCATTAGCTATAGAACCTGCTAACATTGCATTCGTAATAACTCCAGAACCAATAACTAAATCAATAGTGCCATCACCATCTTCATAAGTAGCAGCAATACCTGTTTCAGTATTAGAACTAAACATAGCTCCTACTGTGTCTTGAACAACTTCTGTTAAGTCTATATTAGCAGTACCATCAAAAGATACACCGTGAATAGTTCTAGCAGTTGCTAAAGCTGTAGCAGTAGCTGCATTACCTGTAATATTACTTGAAGTTAATGCAAGTGTACCTGTAGTTGCAGGTAAAGTTACTGTAACATTTCCAGAGTAAGCTGAGTGTGCTGCAGCTTGTAATCTAGTGTAGTGAGCATTTGAAGACTCACAATAAAAATCTACGTAAGATTGTGTACCACCATTTTTAATAGAGATAGCACCTTGAGAAATCTGTACTCCGTTAGTAGAACCGCCACCGATTCCTAATGAAGTTGTAATCTGAGCAGCAGCCGGAATACCTATAGTTACGGCATTACCTGTAGCTGATGTTTCTATTTCATTTGATGTACCACCAATAGTTAAAGTTTCACTATCTAAATCAATCGCAATAGTTCCGCTATCAGTTGTTACATCTAAATCTTCTGCAGTTAGTTGTGTATCTACATAAGCTTTAACAGATTGTTGAGTTGGTACAAGCGTTGCAGAGTTTGAAGACATGTCATCTTCATCTACAAAAGCTGTAATAGTTATTGTACCATCTGATAAAGAACCATAAGTAACTGTGCCTGTTGTAGTAATAGCAGACGAGCCGTTATCTATCGCACCAAAGCCACTTGTAATGCTACCTGCGTTTAGTGCTCCAACAGTTGTAACATTAGAAAGTGTATCAAGAGCAGACTCAAAATAAGTTTCAAAGTCTGTTAATGCAACTTGTACCATAGTACCGTTGTCATTTACTACTACTCTATCAGCATCTGCAAGTGTAGTAGATGTAGCAGAAGTATCGCCATCTACAATATTTAATTCTGAAACTGTAGAAGTAATACCATCAAGTGCATTTATTTCTGCTGCAGTTGCAGTTACACCGTCAAGTATATTTAACTCAGCAGTAGTAGAAGTAACTCCATCTAAAATATTTAACTCAGCAGTAGTGCTTGTAACTCCATCAAGTAAATTTAATTCTGTAGCAGTTGCTGTAACACCATCAAGGATATTAAGTTCAGCAGCAGTTGAAGTTACTGTAGTACCATCAAGAGCAAGAGTATCAATTTCAGCAGTACCATCAATAAATATGTTTCGCCATTGTTGTGAAGAACTACCTAAGTCATAAGTGTCATCATCATCAGGAATAATACTTGAGTCTACATCAGCTCCAAAGACTACGTTATCAGTAGCAGCATCACCCATAGTAATTGTACCACCGTTAAAAGTTGTAGTACCTGTGACTGTTAAATTACCACCTACATCTACATTACCTGTAGTAGTTATAGAGTCAGTAAAAGTATCTTTAAAACGTAATGAAGTTGTTCCTAAATCTATATCGCTATCAGTAACAGGAACAATAGCACCGTCTTGTATTCTTATTTGTTCTACAGCAGCAGAAGAAACTTCTACATAAAATCCTACTCTATTATTAGTACTATCAATTTCTACTTTGTTTAAGAAATCTAAGTCACCAATTTTAAATATATTACCACCTTGTCCGGCAGTACCATCGTGTCTGTGTCCAGTAGAACTAGCACTACTAGAAGAATATGCGAAAGCATTTACTAATTGATTATATTCATCATTAAACAAAGCTGCGGTAATAGTATCACCGTCTGCAAAAGTACTTTGTCTTATATAAGCTTGTGCCATAATTATCTCCTACCTGAAGGTATAAAGTCTACATAAAGTCCGTTAACTGTGTAGCTTGGTTTTGTATCATTACTTATTACTGTAAAATTATTACTTGTACCACTACCCTGTAACGGTACTCTTATCATTGGATTATTTTGTCCAGCAAATTTATTTGTGTTAAATACTGCATCACCAAATAAAGAAGGTGGGTTTATAACTCCTAAGTCAAATAAATCTGTTGGTTGTGGTACATCAGTACTGTTATAGTCAAATTTAATTTGTACATCAGGTTCTACAATACCTTCTGTTGCCATAGAAACTCTAAGATAGTGTAAAGTTTTTAAAGTTCCTAAATCACCATAGTCATAGTCTGGTGTGGTATATCTTGCTAAAATAGCAGTGCCATCAAAGTCATCACCAGTATCATGTTGATAAATATTACCATTAGTATCGCCATGATAATATTGTTCAACACCATCGTTATCAAAACCAGAACCAATAGCAGTAACTTCTAATCCTCTAGTTTCTGACCACTCAAAACCATTAGGTCTTAGTGTGCCAATAATTCCTCTTTGAGTACTGTCAGCAGCTCCAGTATTTGTGTAGAATAAACGGTACTGTGATTTTTCTCTTAGTACTACACTGGTTATTGTAAAAAGATTTACAGTTTCTGCTAAGTCACTAACAATGTTTTGTATATTACTACTAACAGTTCCTAACTCCACATCTCCAATTCTTGCTGTACCAGCTACTGTTCTTAATCCATCTGGTGCTAAAAATATCAAGTCACCAGCAATCTCTTGAATACTATGACCACTTAAACAACCTACGTTTTTAGTAACTGGTATTACAGCAACTGTACTAGAATTGTTTATATTCTGTAGTTTAAATATTGAGTTTTCACAAAATATAAATAATTCGTTACGGAAACTTTTAATACCTTTTATTTGGTCTTCTAAAGCAATAGAGCCAGAACCAGAACCTGAAAAAGATAATGGGTCTAAAGTTGAACTATAAAATATAGTATTTAAATTATCTTCAACTCCAGCAGCTATTAAGTGTTTGTCATGTACTGTTACATACTCAACTGACTTTGTACCGGTTACTGTTATTTCACCAGCAAAAAAAGTTCTAGTATTTATGTTAGCACCTGTACCTTCCATTCTAAAAAAGAAAGGTTCGTTAGCTCCATCAGAAATAATTAATGTACCATAATCTGAAGTAGCACTTTCAAACAAAGCAAACTGACATTGTCCTTGTCCAGTTCTAGCAGCAACACTACGACCTGTAAAAGCTGTATGGTCATCACCACTACCAGATACACTAGCTCTATTTATTTCTAACCAACTTGTACCAGTCTGACTAAAATAAATACTTGTACCTGCACAAACAACTACACCATCGGCATAAGGTATTGCACCTAAGATAGTTGTTGAACTACCTGTAGGTTGTACTGCACTACCACCACCAAACTTTGTAAAGCCATTGATACGTCTATAACCACCCTTAGTAGAAACTTCAAAGTTTCTTAACTCAGTTGCTACACCGGGAGTTTTAAGTAAGTCAATAGCATTTGATGAAGTAACTAGACCTCCGGCACATGCTACTGTGTAAGGTTGACTTCTACTCATTTATTTTACTTTCTAGTTCCTCTACTTTTGCTGATAGTTCTTGGATTGCTTTTATTGCCATCCACATTAATTGTTGCTCTTTTACACCTTTTCTTTCTTCTCCATCAATATTGGAATATTCACTTATAAGATGTGGCAGATTAGTTTCAATTTCTTGTGCTATAACACCTAACTTTTTATCTGCAGAATCATCATCTTCGTTATAATGAAAAGATTTGATAAGTAAGTTTTTTATATTTTCTAATTGATTATCAGCATCAACAATGTTTTTCTTTTCTCTTTCATCTGATAAATTTACATTATTTCCTGAATAATTATGTACTCCACCATTTGACCTTACTGAAAATCTAGGTGCTGGTGTACCATCTTCACAATATATAAATGCAGAACCTGTGCTATTTGGTATTGCAGCATATTTTATAGCTATACCAAAAGGAGTAGAATTTGAACTTTTAAATGTATGACACCATTTTGCAGTTCCTGTCATAGCCTGAGACCAATGAGTAGCATTAACTCCACCTACAGCACCAACAGAAGTTGTACCTAATAATACACGACCATCAGAATCAATTCTCATTCTTTCTGAACCATTAGTAAAAAAATTCATAGGAAGAGCACCGTTACCATATAAATAATGTTGTGTACTAGATGTTGCTATTTCAAAA